CAAATTGAATCATTGCCTGATGGCGACACAATTATTGTTATATGGTTTAAATTACTTTGTTTAGCGGGAATAATTAATGACAATGGAAACATCTACATAACTCAAGAAATCCCATATACCGAAGAAACCCTATCTACTCAATTCAATAGACCCCTTAAAACTATACAACTAGCTATGAAAACATTTCAAGCCTTTGGGATGATAGAAGTAATTGATGACATTCTTAAAATATCTAATTGGGAGAATTATCAGAATATTGAAGGCATGGAGAGAGTTAGAGAACAAAACAGAATAAGAAAGCAAAGGCAAAGAGAACGCGAAAAATTATTACTCAATGATGGCAACGTGACGTCACGTGACAGTCACGCAATAGATAAGAATAAGAATAAGAATAAGAATAGAATAGATAATATAATTGTTGTTTACGAAGAAGAAATTGGACTTGCAACACCAACAACACTTGAAACATTACATTCATACTTAGATGATTTAACTGAAGATATGATTATAAAAGCTATAAAAATAGCAAGTGTAAATAACAAAAAGAATCTAGCATACATTAAAGGAATTTTAAATAGCTGGATAAGTAAAGGCTATAAAGTATTGGCAGATATTGAGAATGAATGCAAAAAAGAAACTAAAACAAACAATTTAATAGATGAGATATGGGAGGAATAATGAATAAAGAAGATTTTGGAAAGACAGTTGTATTTATTGAAGGAAACTATAATAGAACATTAGCCAAAAATGAACTTGTAGTTATGAAAGAAGAACTTAAAGATTATACCTATGAGAGTTTTATGGAGAATATAAAATATCCATTACTCAAAAAAGTCGATTATTTTAAAGTACAAGCATTACATAAGATTATTGAAGAAGATAAAGAATTACAAGATTTAAAAGAAAGCTTAGGAATCAAGAGTTTTGATGAATTATATGAAAATTAGGAGGAGAAAATGGAAAAGATAAGCTATATAGATTTACTTGAAGCAAATAGTTTGATCCATAAGATAGATTTTAAAGGCAAAGCTTATGGAGAAGTATCTGAAAGAATAAAAGCTTTTAGATATGTTTATCCAAAAGGGAGTATAAGAACTCAGTTGATAAGTAATGACGGAGAAGTCGGAAACAGAACGTGTATTTTTAGAGCAGAAATTTATGATGATGTAGAATTTTTAATAGGGACAGGAACAGCATATGAGCAAGAAGGAAACTCTTATATTAACAAAACAAGTTATATTGAAAATTGCGAAACATCAGCAGTAGGAAGGGCTTTAAGTATGGCAGGATTCAGCATAAATACAGCAATAGTAAGCTATGAGGAGATAAGTAATGCAGATTTACAACAAGAGCTAATGCAACCAGTAAATGAAGTACAAATTAAAACTTTACAAGGCTTAATAAAACAATGCAAAGAAAAGAAAATAGCTTATGAAAACATATTACAGGAATATAAAGTTAATGACTTAAAAGACTTAACTGTTCAACAATACGGAGAATGTTTACTCAGATTCAAAAGTATTATGGATAAATAAGGAGAAAGTCTATGACTAAAGAGGAAAGAAGAAAATATCAAAGAGAATATATGCAGGAATATAGAAAAAAAGAGAAAAACAAAGAATATCAGAAAAGATATTTAGAAAAACATAGAGACGAAATTAATGCAAGACAACGTATTAGAAATATTAAAAAAATGAAAACACAAGATATTTGGTATTCAACAGAAAAACTTGAAGATGATACTTCAGGAGGATTCTTTAGGAGTATGAGAATGAATTATGATGAAGAAAATTATTGGAAGAAAAACTGATATTCTATGTTTTTTATTACAAAGCAGAGATGAAAAAACTAAATACGAGTTATCAGAACACAAAGATAAAAGAAGTTTAAATGCAAATGCTTACTTTCATGTTTTAGTAAATAAACTTGCAGATGTGCTTAATAAATCTAATCAGGAAATGAAAATCGAATTAAATCTAAAATATGGAACACTAGCAAGAGCAGAAGACGGAAAGATAATGGGCTGTATGATACCTAAATACGTTGATATAAAGACATTTTATGAATATGCAGAATGTTACAAAGAAGATGATAAATATGGGTACTATATGTTTTACAAACGTACAAGTGAACTTAATTCAAAAGAGTTTGCAAGACTTTTAGAGGGAACAGTACAGGAATGTAAACAACAAGACATTGAGACTTTAGATGAAATTGAAATAAAGAGGTTAATAGATGAAATCTATAATTCAAAAAAATAAAGAATGTTATTTTTGTAAAGATACTAGAGTAGAAGATCACCACATATACTTTGGACCAAATCGTAAGATATCAGAAAAGTACGGCTTCAAAGTATGGCTATGCAATTTACATCATACAGGCTCAATAAGTGGAATATCAAAATATGCAGTACATTTTAACAAGGAAAAAGATTTAGAACTAAAAAGATTATGTCAAAAGAAGTATGAAGAAAAGCATACACGAGAAGAATTTATCAGACTTGTTGGGCGAAACTACCTGTAAAGGATGGGAAAAAAAAAAAATATTTAGAGCAAAGGAGTTATTTATGTTAGTACTTAACGAAGAAAGAGAAGAAGAACTAAAAAACTATGGTTTTGAAAAATCAATGAGAATATTCTCAATTTATGATGTTGAGCCGTCTTACTTCTGGACATTAGGAAGGTCAATGACAATAGAAGGATGCTATAAAGGGAAAGGAAGTGGACAAATAAGGAGTTGTAGCTTTTCAAGGAAAGTACAAGACATGATTTATGACTTAATCATGAACGGAATACTAATCAAAGTTGAAGAAGAAGAAAAGAAGGCAATTAAAATAGAGGATCTTGAAAAAAGAATAACAGAGTTGGAAGAGAGATTAAAAAGGAGATAAAAGTTAGGAGGAATAATATGCTAATAGAAATTATAAAAATATTATTAACTTATGGGTTGATTATTACTTTTATTGGAGTAGGTTCGAGGGTATTTTTTACACTTATAGCTTTTTTAATGGACAGATCCCCTGAAGCAATGGAAGATGCTGACAATTTTGTAAAAAAATATAGCCCTTATAGTAAAAATAAACGCAAGGAGGAATAATATGCCAATAGAATATGGAGAATGGAAATTAATAAAAGAATACGAAAACTTTGGATTATACACAAATGGAAAATGGAATGAATGTTTTTCAAAGTTTGATGTAGGAATGATAGAAAAACGAAGACTTGTAGAAGTGAGATTATTTAACGATTCAGTAAATGGTAAGAAATGGGAGAGATAGGAGGATAAAATGTCAGAGATAATACTAACACTAATTCAGATAATAGCTATAGGAATACTAGGATTTGTAATATTTGTAATTGCGATATTTTGGATGTATTTTATAGCAATTATTATTGAGGAGATAAGAAGTAAGTGGCATGGATCATAATTGGAATAACGTGGATTCTAATATTCATAGTATCCTACTTTGGAGATTATGAAGAAAAAGAAAAGAAACGAGAATATGAAGAATATAAGGAGGTAATATATGCTATTAATAAGCACAAAAAATGGTGAAGTATATAAATTAGTGCGAGGGAAATATAAGCAAAAAACATTATCACAGACAGAGTATAGAATGTTACTATTACTTGCTGGAAATAACAAAGTAATGTTTGGAGAGATATCAGAAAAGATATATCAAGAAAAAGACCCTAAATATTATAAGCATTGTATATATGCGACAATATCAAGAATAAAACGTAAGTTAGGAATACAAATCAATAGTTTTAGCAAATATGGTTATCAAACAGATGAAATAATATATATAGAGTGAGGTAAGAATGAAAAAGAAAAATATATGCGTACATTGTCAAAAGGTATTTACTTGTAGACACGCATACACTAATAGAGAAGAATGTGATAAGTACGAAAGTATCAGAATGACAAGAGAAGAATACGAAAGGCAAATATGGATTAAAAAACAAGTAAAGGAGATGTTAGAAGATTAATGAGTGAAGCAGAAAAAGAAGTGTTAAAAACATTAAAAAGTGGTGTAGGCTTAACAAGTGCAGAACAAGAAATATTAGTAAATTACATAGACAAACTACAAAAAGAACTAGAAGAAAAAACAATAATTTTAATGGTAGGTGCTGACAAAGTTAAGCAGTTGGAGAAAGAAAATGAAGAACTAAAAAGCAAGAAACAACTGGAAATTGACACATCAGAAGAAGTATTAAAATGGAAAGGCAAATATCATTTGTTATCAAGAGAAAACACAGAACTAAAAGAAAAAATAAAAGAATATGAAATTGGAATGTTGAAGGAGTAAATTATGGTTGAAGAAACTAAAATAATGATTATTAAGAAAATACAAGAAGAGCTAAACGCTATGGAAGGTTGTTCTTGGGACACAGATATTAAAGCCTCAGAAATAATAAAGAACTTGAGCGAAGCATATAGTAATTTAAAAGATAAGGAGTAAATTATGGAAGAAATATGGAAAGACATAAAAGGCTATGAGGGACTATATCAAGTTAGCAATTTTGGAAATGTAAAAAGGCTAGAAGGTAAAATATATAGCTATATAACTAATAAATATGAAACACGTAAAGAACATATGATAAAAACACGTGTTAATAACAGAGGATATAAAATTACTATGCTATCTAAAAATTCAAAAGTAAAAAGTTTTGCGATACATAGACTTATAGCACAAGCCTTTTTGCCTAACCCTAATAATTTTGAATGTGTTAATCATTTAGACGGAAACAAATTAAATAATAGCTTAGATAACCTCGAATGGTGTACTACTCAACAAAATATACAACACGCATATAAAAATAATTTGATGACTAATAATAAAAAAATAGACCAATATAGTTTAGACAACAAATTTATAAAAACATTTAATTCTGCAAATGAAGCAAGCAGAGAAACTGGAATTGCTCAACCAAATATTACAATGTGTGCATTAGGGAAGAAAAAGACAGCAGGTGGATATATTTGGAAACATAACAAATAATTTGAATAAGGAGGAAAAATAATATGGAATGTGATAACGAAGAAACAAGAGTAACAAACAAATTATATAACCCAGCTAATATTAGCGAAGCGATAAAAAAATGTGATACAGATGTACCATTCGAGTACGCAGAGAGAGATTTAATCAAAAAGGCACTTGAAATATATCAATTCATAGGAAGTAAAGAAAACCTAGTAGATATATTAGACAGATTTAAAACTAGAATGATAGATTTACGCAAGAATACTGATATGTATATAGAGCCACATTATTGGGAGAAAGAAAGATACGCACTAGGTACATTAGAATACGTATTATGTGGCAGAGATATAACAAGCGAGTTTATGGTAAAAAGGGGAAAAGATGAAAAAGAGGGAGAAGAAAGATAAGACAACAAAAGTAAGCTACTTAATAGATAGCGAAGATACATTAATAGGATTAGTAATAAAATGTCCATATTGCAATACTGAATTGTACGATAAGGTATTATATAAAGGGAAAGCAGAAACACACATAATAGAATGTATGTGTTGTGGGAAGAAATTAGAATATATTATATAGGAGATAAAAAGATGAGTGATAAAAAAGTTTTAGTGTGTGATAAATGTGGCAAAGTATTTTTAGAAGATGAAAAATATTATATCACATCAATTCGTTGTACTAGAAACGTTGAATATGAATCAGAAATATTGTACGAGTTACATGGAGATATATGTGAAGACTGTATGAAAGAATTTGCAATAGAAAAGTTTAAACTAAGAGATGAATGGGGTGTTTAGATGAGTGAAGAAGAAATAATAAAATACGCAAAAATATTTTCAAACGCTAAAGGTGATACTTATAAAATAAATTTTGTAAACGAGAGCAAAACTATTGATGAAGTTGAGATATGGAAAGAAATTTTAAAACTAATAGATAAAAAAGATAAAGTAATAGACTTAATGGCAACAGAATTATTCAACTACGCAAATCTAAATATTTTAGGAATATGTGAAGCAGAACTTGAAAATGGAAACTATGATATGAATTTATGTAAAATGAGTTTGGCAAACAGAAATTGTTGTGAATGTATTAAAAAACATTTTTACAAGAAAGCAGAGGAAGAAAAATGATTATATATTCAATAGTATGTACTCTAATAATGATAATAGACTTAATTATAATAGCCATTAATACATACAGGATAGATGAAATAAAAAGGCAACAAAGACGTGATTTAGATAGAATAACGCATTTACGAGAAGATATAAGATTATTAAATCAAACGTTAAATCTAATGGCAGATGACTTAACAACAGATTATCATTCTAAAGAGTGGGTTATACAACATTATATGAGTGAGGTTAGAAATGGAAGAAATTAAAATTGAGTACGATAATGATATAGATGTACCAGATTTATATTGCGTAGAATTAGTAGTAGACAAAAGGCTTAAAATACTTAATAAGCAGAAATGGGAAAAGGAAAAGAAATACGCAGACAAGAAATTCAAAAGAATAAAGAAGGAGATAGAAAGTAGATGACAAGAGAGGATCTTTATAAGTGTAGAAAAATAGAAATTGAGATTAAATCAGCTAGAGCTATTTACGATTCTAAGTTTAGTCAATTAGTTAGTGGAGTACAAAGGTTATCAGATATGCCTAAGGCTCTAAATAAAGTACATGATGGATTAGAAGAACTTATAGACTTTTATCAGGAAAAAATCACAGCAAAGGAAAAAGAAGCTTGTGAACTAATAAAAAACATAGAAAGAATATTAGATAAAATGCAAGATGAAAGATATATTGCAGTTATCAGATATTACTATATAGGCGGGCTTACAGATGAAGAAACAGCAGATAAAATAGGTTATGCTAAAAATTATGCTAACTATTTAAAAAGACAAGCAGTAGATAATTTTGAAAAAATATAAAACATCTTTACAAATCTTGTTGAATCTTTATATGAATATATGAGATATTATATACAGAACTTCGTAAGTAATTTTGATACTCGCTTTCGATAAGAAGGCAACCCCGAGAGTATAACTAGAGAAGACTAGCATAGGCTGGTCTTTTTTAGTTAGTAGAAAGAAGGGCAGTTAGATTCTAACTAGTTTTTGTTGGTTTTTCTCTTTAGAATCTTATATTGCCTTTCTTTGTATTAAGGAGTGTATATATGAAAAATTTTCAATGCAATAGCATAAATCATGAAATGTTTAAGATTAAAAAAGCTTATTGTAAAAAATGTATATACTTTGATGAAGATAATTTTAAATGTACCAAGAATAAAATATACAAAAAGTGCTTTAAGAATGACGAGAGGGTAATAAATGGAATTTACTATAAATAATGATAAATGGGAAATAGAATTAATAAGCAAGGATAATTTATTACAACTTTATAAAGAAAAAGAAGATGAAGAAGCTAGATATGCTTTTGGAGTGACTTTATATCCAACCCATAAAATACTCATTAATAGAGATATGTGCGAAAATCAGCAAGTAAAAACTCTAAAACATGAACTTGCACATTGTTGGATATGGAATAGTGGTTTATTTAATGTACCTCATTTTACAGAAGAAATGGTATGTGATTTTGCATCTTGTACTGCAAGTTGGATAGAGAAAGTTGCGAATGATTTTATAAAGTATAAAGCTAGTTTATGTCAAAAGGTTATGTAATATAAGTATCAAAAATTCTCGGCAAAACACTTTTTGGATTAATAACAAAATCGATAAAAATATTGATAACAAAAAACTTAACATAAAGCAGGTGGTAGAATGGGATATAGAGATAAAGCAATAATATTTGAAGGGCAAAAAGAGGCATTAGAAAAATATGATGCAGATAAGGCATATAAGGAACAATTTGAATTAGCTATATTTATTTGTAAAGAACTTGAGAACAAATTAAAGATAAAAGGAGACACTTTAGATGGCAAATGAACAGAATTTAAGACCAAGTGAATATAAGTTAAGCCTAGAAGAAGCCAAGAAAGGTGGAATAAACAGTGGTAAGGCTAGGAGAGAGAAAAAACTATTTAAGGAAGAAATACTAAAACGCATGGGTGAGTCAGACTGGAACGAAATGGTAGACAAACTTAT